CATCATTCCGTGAACTGGGTAGTTCATGGCGTAGTCTTACAACGGACACATCAGTCCCGTTGTAATATTCCGCACCACATGACTCCCTGAAATTGCCATTCCAGAAAGACTTGGCTCGGTTAACCTTCGCACCGAAGTGCTCCAGCCAATCGACTACGGAATCAATTGATGCTACAGGGACAATTATGTCGTCCCCGTAGACGGAAAGAGAGCCAGGTAGTTCCCTGACTTTCAGTTTGCTTCTCCGTCCGACTTCCATTCCACACAAGGCTAAGGCCGTGAAGACCATAGCCTCAATAGGGAATGTGAGAGCGGAACCCATTGATGCGAACTTCTGAAGAGGGATGATAAGTCCGTCTTTGAAGCTTGCCCGATGTGACCTCGTAGCCCAGATGTACTCCCACAAGTGGGGGTGCCGCCGGGTCATGAGTTTCACCAAGTACCAGTGAACGCGATCTGAAGCTTCAGAAAGGTCAAGCGTAGCCAGTGACTGGTCTATGCTTGCCTTTCTAGCAAGCTCTTGATTTCGTTCTTGGTCTTGGAAACCCAGGATCCCTGAGAGGGGACCTCGTCCAACAAACTCGTAAATCTCACGCTTGAGACCTTGCTGCGCGTATTGCATCGCAGAAGGCTCAATCGCAATGATTCGAGGTGTAGACTGGGTTTTCGGAACCGAGACTACCCTAACGGGTAGCTCTTGATCAATAGGTACGAGCATGGGGCTGGATGTCGGCCACGCACTGTTGTGGGTGTACCTCCAGTATGGAAACACTGTTTCCAGTCTTTCCGGCCAATATGCGTAATCTCGTTTCTCCTTCTGGGAGAGAGATTCAGCAACGGCCCCAGGACCATGCTTGGGGATCAATTCATAAGACGCGATCAGTTGATCGAGCTTATTGAAGAGATCGCCAAACAGCCTATCGGATGTGGTGCAGAATGTCTCCACACGCGCCGGGTCAAGTCGACCTGGTAAACCGATAAGTTGTTCGTCGGTTCGGATGAATTGGTCAATAGCAGCCTTCTCCCTTTCAGGAGAACACTGCCGTTCGACCTTGTGCGAAAGGTAGCATACCTGACGCACCGCCCAGATACAATCAGTATCAGGGCGATCCAGAAGCGAACCATCTCTTTGGAAGACACGGAAGAGGAAACCCTGCATAAATGCAGGGAGCCCTCCGACCCGCTTGAAACCAAGCGGTTCGTGTTCCGGCCAATGGCCCGCGTCCAGTGCCCTCTCAAGCACTTTCGCGAACCTTGGCAGGGTGATAGTAAGAAAACTGTCACCTTCGTCCTCCCATCGTGCAGCAATGTACGATACATCACGCGCGACGTCAATTGAGCAGAGCTGCGCTACAGAGCGCAGCATTGTTTGGTGGAGATTCAGTAGGCTTTTCATCATGCCCCTTTCGAGGGTCGTGATTCCTGCTTCGCTGAAGCTCCTGATCCGAATGGGGCTCCGGGTTTACTTCCTCGCGGAATAAACCGCAAAAGCCCCAATGCTGATGCTGATCAAGATCGCGGTACCGAGCGTACCGAAGACGACAACAATTGTCTCCAAGTTAACGCTCACCACCAATGATCTTGTCTGCATTTGCACCAGAGGTAGCAGTCCAGAAGTCACACGCATCCATCACGAGCTGCTTAAGCTCAGTGGCAGTGAACCCAAACGTGGGTTCATTGATGCTAATCGTAACCGAGGCCGTAACCGACTGGTTGACCGCAGAGATGGGGTCAGCAGCGATTTTGGTTCTCGAGTTCGTTGTGTACTGGCGCTTCCGGTTGCGAGTACTCGAGCCTCCGACACGGACCACAGAGGTCCCGTCGGCGACGGAGTAGACGTTGCTTTCCGAACCAATCCCTACTCGGGGGTGGTTCGTGGCAACAGTCGCAACCTTGAATGAAATCGGATCAGCGAGCATGGAAGCTCTCCTTTGTGTGAATTGTACTACTTGGGTGGAAGAAAGTTCGGACTAAGTGCCGAACCACAACTTTCACTTGAGCCTCGTGAGCCCAAGTGCGCCGAGGATGGACAATTGACCCTGGTTAAGGGCTTCAGTGCCACCCACACGAAAACCATACGGGTTTGCACGCAAACGACGCTTAGTGACTGTCTCAGAAACCCAACTCGCTGACATCGGTAAACCGATCCAGTGAGGTGAGTTATAGGGACCAGGCACGCGGTCGTTGTTGGTTAAATCGACAGAGAAGAGATCTCGAATGATCGTCTTCTCCATCGCATAACCATAGTGCATGATAAGCAGGTCGTTCGCAGCTAACTCGTTAGCTTTGATGGTATCTCCAATCCGGAGATGCCAGTCGACCAGCCAGGACCACGGCGCAAGCTCCCACAAGGTCTGAGGTGTGATTCCAGGTTTCACGAGTGCAGAGAGCCGATCAAAGTAGTTACTTGGATCGAACCCGAGCCTCATGAAAGATGTAAATTCACCTTCAAACCAGCGGGTGCGCTCAGTCGAGCGGAGAAAATACCAGGACCCATCAGGTCCGATATGAGCTCCGATCGGAAGAGCCGGGAGACCGTAGTTTCCCGTGCCACGCAAACCAGGCATTCCCACTTTTCCGATGACGCTAGTATTAGCTCTTCGGAATTCTTGAGAATTCAGGTTTGGTGGTGTGCCGTACCTTCTGTGCACTCGTTTTCCCATGTGGGAAAGGAGTGAGGTAGCGCCCGAGAGCGCC